GGAGAGACTGGATCTACATCTACTGCTCTTCCATCTGCTCAAAAGATAACTGAAAGTGGTACTGATGGTTTAACGATTGCAAAATTAAGAAGTGCAAAAGAACTTCTTGATGCTGCATCAGTAGACCCAAGTATTACTAGGTATATAGCTGTTGGACCCAGACAGATAACTGACCTTTTGGGAACTACAGAAGTTACATCTAGTGATTTCAACTCTGTAAAAGCTTTAGCGAATGGAGAAGTAAATTCATTCCTTGGCTTCAACTTTATCGTTTCTAACAGATTGAGTATTGCTTCATCTAAAAGACTTTGCCTAGTTTGGGCAATGGATGGATGCAAGATGGCTATCGGTCAAGATTTGATGACTAGAATTGATGAGAGATCTGACAAAGGTTATGCTCATCAAGTTTATGTATGTCAATCGATTGGTGCAACTCGTATGGAAGAAGAAAAAGTTGTAACAATTCAAGCTCATGAAGCGTAATCAATAGGAGGATATATTATGGGAACTAAAAATACAGACCTAGTAGCTAATTTTGAAGCTAGTCCTTCAGTTGCTAATAGTGCTGCTGAACTACATGGAGTTTTAAGAACTGCACATGGAACAGTAGAACTGGCTTCTGGCGATAGTGATGATAACGATATTGTTATGTTAGCACCTATTCCATCTAATGCTGCTGTACCAAGTTTATTCATTGGTTCAGATACATTAGGCGGATCGTGTACTTTCAATGTTGGAATTTACACTTCAGCTGGTGTAGTTAAAGACGAAGATGTATTCGCATCTCTAGTAGCAGATGCTGCTGGTATGGCGGATGTTCGTTTTGAAGCTGCCAATATAGATACAGCTGGTAAAAAAATGTATGAGTTAGCTGGAGATAGTACAGATCCAGGCGGTTATTATTACATCGCTGCTACAATGGCAGCCGATGGTCAAACTGCTGGAACTATGTCTTGGAACATTTCATACGTTGTGAACTAGACCAAATAATTTTGTTTGGCGGATGAAATACTCCGCCAGGCAATAGTCAAATGGCAAGAACAATTTCAAGAAATAAAAAGAATTACAGACCTACTAAAAAAGGTGCTGGAATGACAAAGGCTGGAGTAAAAGCTTATCGAAGAGCTAATCCAGGATCAAAATTAAAAACCGCAGTAACTGGTAAAGTTAAAAAAGGATCAAAGGCTGCAAAAAGAAGAAAATCATATTGTGCAAGATCTTTAGGACAACTGAAACGATCTTCTGCAAAAACTAAAAATAATCCAAACTCAAGGATCAGACAAGCTAGACGAAGATGGAAATGCTAAAATGAAATATATTATAATTCTATACATGTGTTCTTTTTCAACATCTCCTCCTCAATGTATGCCTGGACAAGTTTTAGGAATAGAATTTAATACTTATGACCAATGTATTTTAGAAGGTTACTTACAGTCTTATAAAAATCTAAAAAAATTAAGTAGTGAAGAAATAAATAATAATCAATTAGCAATCAAATTCGATTGTAAAGAAATCAAGGTGGAGAATATTTAATGGCAAGTGCAGTAGATATAGCAAATTCAGCTCTTAACTTATTAGGAGCATCAACAATTTCAGCATTCACAGATGATAGTAAAAATGCAAGATTAGTTAATCAAAGATATGAGCCAGTAAGAAATAGAGTATTCAGATCTCATGCTTGGAATTGCTTACACAAAAGAGTTCAATTAGCTCAAAACAGTACAGCTCCAGTAGTAGAATATTCTCATGCTTATGCTTTACCTTCAGATTGTTTAAGAGTTTTAAAGGTCCATAATGGAACTACTGACAGTATTAAATCAGCTATTGATTATAAATTAGAGAGTAGAAATATTGTAACTGATGAAGGAACAATTTTTTTAATCTATATAGCTTTAGATACTGATCCAAACAATTACGATACTTATTTACAGGAAAGTATCTCACATCAACTGGCTGCTGATTTAGCTTATGCAGTTACAAACAATGCAACTCTAGCAAATAATTATATGACTAGAGCAGATGAAAGATTAAGAGAGGCAAGATTTATAGACGCAACGGAAAATTCATTAGGAACTATAGAAAGTTCAGAATTTACAGATGCAAGATTATAATGTCCAAATCATCATTTGATCCAAGATTATTAGAAAAATATTCAGAGCCTAAATCACTTCTTCATTTTCAATGGGGAGATGACACTAAAGTTTATCGATACGCATTAGTAGAAATTATTAACGAAGATGAAATTGATCCTACTTCTAAATGTAAAAGAGAAGAACAAGGATTAAGCCAACAAGAAATATTTAAAAAGATATGCCAAGAACAACACTAGCTTTAACATCTTTTGTATCTGGAGAATTTTCTCCAAAAATGGATGGAAGAACAGATTTTGAAAAATACAGTTCAGGTGCAAAAACTTTACAAAACTTTTTAGTTCAACCTCAAGGAGCTGCTACTAGAAGAGTTGGTACTCAATTTATTGCTGAAGTAAAATCTTCTGCTGCTAAAACAAGATTAATACCTTTTGAATTTTCAACAACTCAAACTTATATTTTAGAATTTGGAAATACTTATATTAGATTTTTTAAAGACAAAGGACAGATCTTATCTGGTGGATCAGCTTACGAAATATCTTCTCCTTATTTAACAGCAGAATTATTTGAAATTAAATTTGCTCAATCAGCAGATGTTATGTACATCACACATCCAAATCATGAAGTGATGAAGTTATCAAGAACTGGACATACTTCTTGGTCATTAACAGAAGTGGCATTTACAGATGGACCTTATCTTGCAACAAATACAACATCGACTACTTTAACTCCTTCTTCTGCATCAACTGGATCAAGAAATATAACTGCTTCAGCAACAACTGGCATCAATGGTGGTGTTGGTTGGTTAGCATCGGATGTTGGTAGAATATTAAAATTTAATGGTGGTAAAGCAAAAATTACAGCTAGAACAAATTCAACAGTTGCAGTTGCTACAGTTACAACAGCTTTCAGTAATACAAATGCTACTGCTGCTTTTAACCTGGGTGCATTTTCAGATACAACAGGCCATCCAAGCTGCGTAAGTTTCTTTGAACAAAGATTAGTATTTGCTGGAACAATAGATGAGCCACAAACTTTATTTTTCTCTAAAGCTGGAGATTATGAAAACATGACTACTGGAACTAACGCAGATGATGCTATGGTTTATACGATTGCATCAAATCAAGTTAATGCCATTAGATACATGAAAGCAGTAAGAACTTTAGTGGTTGGAACTACTGGAGGAGAATTTACAGTTTCAGCAGATGGAACAGATGCTAGTATAACTCCAACAAATGTAACTATTAAAAGACAGAGTTCTTTTGGATCAGCTAATGTGGATGCTATTCCAGCTGGTAACGCAATCTTGTTTTTACAGAAAGCAAAAAGAAAAATTAGAGAATTACAATACAACTTTGATAGTGATGGTTATCAAGCTCCAGATTTAACTATTTTAAATGAAACAGTTACTAATACTGGAATTAACGAAATGTCATATCAACAAGAACCAGGTAGTAATATTTGGTGTGTTAGAGATGATGGAGTTCTAGCTTGTCTTACTTATCAAAGAGCTGAAAATGTAACAGCCTGGTCAAGACATATTTTTGGTGGAGTATTTGGAAATGGCAATGCAGTATGTGAAAGTGTTGCTTCAATTTCTGGAGTTTTAACAGAAGATGAAGTTTGGGTTATTGTTAAAAGAACAATTAATGGTGCAACTAAAAGATTTGTTGAATGTTTTTCTGATTTCGATTTTGATGAAACAACAGCAACAGATTTTAAATTTTTAGATAGCCACCTCTCCTACTCTGGATCTGCTACAACTTCTTTATCTGGATTATCTCATTTGGAAGGACAAACAGTTTCAATACTTGCAGATGGTGCAGCTCATGCAAATAAAACTGTTAGCTCTGGTGCAATAACTTTAGACAGATCTGTTACTAAAGCATGTGTTGGTTTATCTTATGATAGCATTTTACAAACAATGAGAATTGAAGGTGGAGCTGCCGAAGGTACTTCACAAGGTAAAACAAAAAGAATTTCAAAAGTAGTTTTAAGATTGTTTGAAACAGTTGGTGTAAAAGTTGGACCTTCATTAACTAATCTTGAGACTATTCCTTTTAGAACAACTTCATCTCAATTAAGTAATCCTGTTGATACATTACTTTCTGGAGACAAAGAAATTGAATTTAACGATGACTACAATTCGGATGGCTTTATATTTATTAAACAAGATCAGCCTCTTCCTTGTTCAATATTAGCAATCTATCCAACTCTAGTTACATCGGATGGCTAACTTTATAATAATTCCTTACGAAAAACATCATGGCGATGAGATGGTTGAGTTTGGATTAAACCATAAATTGATGGATATAGATGCAAGTTATACAGAAAATAGAATTGATGCTAAAGTTTTTGGTCTCTCATTCACTTTATTGGCTGACAATGAGCCTATACTTTCTGGTGGGATTATTCCTCTTTGGAATGGAGTTGCTGAAGGCTGGGTTATGGCAAG